TATGGCAGTACGAAAGACTAAAAAGGGAGCGGCCCTCAAGAGGTGGTTCAAGGAAGAATGGAAAGATGTTCGCACGGGGAAAGCGTGTGGGCGTGGCAAAGGAGAAAAACGGGGTACTCCATATTGCCGCCCCTCTAAGCGCGTGTCTTCTAAGACCCCTAAAACATCCAAGGAAATGACAGCGGCTGAAAAACGTAGTAGAATATCGCAGAAGAAACGGCTAGGTCAGCCAGCAGGTAAACCACGGCGGGTCAAGCCGCTTAAAAGGAAAAAGTAAATGGCAGTTTCAGGCTCTAGAAATTTTGATCTCGATGTAGCTGACATCATCGAGGAAGCATATGAGCGGTGTGGGCTAGAAGTTCGCACCGGCTATGACATGAAGACAGCCCGTCGGTCTATGAACCTGATGTTTGCTGACTGGGCAAACCGTGGCTTAAATCTTTGGACAGTGAAACAGGGAACGCAAGCTCTGACCTCTGGCACAGCTACTTATGCTTTTACTCAGGACTACACTGACCTTCTTGAGGTGGTGATTCGCCGAAGCGGCACTGACTATGAGCTAGATCGTATGTCTCGCGGCGACTATCTAACTATCCCAAACAAGTCAACAGAAGGTCGCCCTAGCCAGTATTTTTACAACCGTCAGATAGCTCCAGAGGTAACACTTTGGCCTGTCCCGGATAATTCAACAGACGTTTTGGTCTACTATTATGTGCAGCGTATGGATGATGCGGATACTATGGTGAACACAACAGACGCTCCTTTCCGTTTCCTGCCTTGTATGGTTGCGGGTCTAGCGTATTACATTGCTATGAAGAAAGCCCCGGATCGTATCCAGCTTTTGAAGGCTGTGTATGAGGAAGAGTTCCAACGTGCAGCAGCAGAGGACGAGGACAGAGTGCCGCTGAAGCTTCAGCCAAGCATTTCTTATCTTCGGGTGTAATAGATGGCGAGGTACGCATCTGGAAAACAGTCTTGGGGATACTCGGATCGTTCCGGCTTTCGTTACCGTTTAAATGAGATGGTAAAAGAGTGGAATGGTTTGAAGGTTGGCCCGGATGAGTATGAAGCAAAGCACCCGCAGCTAGAACCCAGCAAGGTTGGCCCTGACCCGCAGGCATTACATGAGCCTCGCCCAGATCAGCGCACCGAATCTAGTGTAGCTATTATGCTTCCGCTGAATGGTTTTGCCAGTGGCGCGCAAGGGTCTAACGTGATCACAGTGACCGAACCTTCTCACGGCAGATCTACAAGTGATGTTGTGCGGTTTCGCAGTACGGCTGCTTTTGATGGTTTCACAAAAGCCGTGCTGGAACAGGCCGTAGGATACGTTATAACAGTTATTACAACAGACACATATACATTTACCGCAGCCTCTGGAACTGCTACAAAGGGTGGTCAACGCGGCGGCGGCGGGATAGCTACGGCTGGCCCGGTAACATTGGTGGTATAAATGAGCTTTACATATACACAGCTACAAACAGCGATTCAGGATTTTACGGAAAACTCTGAGACATCTTTTGTAACCAACCTGCCTGTATTTATTCGCGGGGCAGAAGATCGTATCTTCACGCTAGTTGACCTAGAACTATTCCGCAAGAACGCGACAGCCCAAACAACAGTTGGAGATCCATATCTTTCTGTGCCTTTGGATTATCTGGCACCATTTTCTATGCAGAATATCACAACCAATTACAAAGAATTCCTTGAGAACAAGGATGTAAACCTAGTACAGCAGTACGCCACTGATTACGGCAGCAACGCTCCGCCTCGTTACTACAGCGTTTTTGACGTAGGAAACTTCATTCTTGCTCCGACACCGGATCAGGTCTACGACATTGAGCTTCATTACTACTACCGCCCAGCCAGCATTACGGCAGGTGCGGGAACTGGCACAAGCTGGCTCAGTGAAAATGCCCCGAACGCCCTTCTTTACGGTTCGCTTGTTGAAGCGTATACTTACATGAAAGGTGAACAGGATATGATGGCTCTGTATGAGCAGCGGTTCGCTCAAGAAATGCAGAGATTGAAGGATTTGGCCGAAGCTAGAGAGAATAGTGACGCCTACAGGAGAGGTCTACCTGATAGGCCACGCACTTAAACAGGAGTAAAGAACGATGGCAACATCAAATGCAGCAACCACATATCTGGAAAGACGGATTCTAGACTATCTGTTTAAGAACGATTCGCTTTCCTTCGCCACACCGGGCAATGACATTTATGTCGGCTTGGCTACCGCAGTAACTAGCGCCGAGAACGGCACGGTCACTGAGGTTCGTGTAAACACAGACGATGCTAACTATACACGCCAGCGCGTGTTGGCGGCTGATTGGAAACAGTCAACCACAACATTGGCAAAAGGTATTAGCGACACTTCTACAGAGATTGAGTTGACAGACGCAGAAGCCTTGCCGTCTGCTGGCACAATCACAATTGAAGACGAGATTATTACTTACACTGGTAAAGACGGTTCAGCATCAGCAGATGCTGATGGCGCGGTATCTGCGTCAACTGCTTTGGTTGTGGATAATGTCAGCGGAACAATTACTGTTGGTATGATTGTGACTGGTACAGGTATTAGCGGAACCGTTAAGGTTGAAACCGTTAACTCTGCTACCTCATACACATTGGACACAGCGGTTACAATTGCCGACGACACCGTGTTGAACTTTGACGGCACTAACACTCTGACTGGTTGTACTCGTGGTACATCGTCAACCACTGCTGTTAACCACGCAACAGCCCTTGTGAATGGCGCGGTGAGCGCTTCAACAGCCGTTACAGTAGACAACGTGAACGGTACACTGGTTGTTGGGCAGCGTGTTCGCTCAACGGGTATCAGCGGTATTGTGCGGATTGCTACAGTAAATAGCCAGACCAGTATTGTTCTGGACACCGCCGTCACGCTTTCGGATGATGATGCAATCACTTTTGATGTGGACACTGTTGTCTCCGACCAGCAGCAAGTAATTAACGATGACAATATCGAGTACGCCGCAGCCGCCGGTACAGCAGCAAGTTACACAGTAACTCACGCTTTTGTGGCAGACGGCAACATCGCAACAGCAGATACTAACGGTGCGGTGTCAGCTTCTCGGACAGTTGTGCTTGACGGTAACGTAGGTACGATCGCAGTAGGTGATGTGGTTACGGGTACAGGTATCAGCGGAGTAGTGACGGTAGATGTTGTTACATCACAAACCAACATCACAGTCAGTGAAGCTATTACAGTAGCCACTGACGAAACACTAACCTTCGATGGTACAAACATTCTGTTTGTTGGAGCCTTGGACGCCAACAAAACAATCGCGGCAGGAGATATCTTCCGCGTTAACGCAGGTAACTTGAGCATCGAGTTGAAGTAATGGCCTTTGTAGTCAAAGACCGGGTTAAAGAAACGACAACCACCACAGGCACTGGCACGTTAACTCTTGCTGGTGCCGTGACTGGTTTCGATTCGTTTGCAGAGATAGGTGACAGTAACGTCACCTATTATTCCTGCACAGACGGCACGGACTTTGAGGTTGGCGTTGGCACCTACACGCTTTCTGGCACTACTTTGTCACGAGACACGGTTCTGGAAAGCAGCAGTACGAAGATCACAGCAGATGTGAATGGTGCTGTTAGCGCTTCAACTACAGTTGTGGTAGATGCTGTAACAGGCGGCACCTTAACTGTAGGGCAGCGTGTACGCGGTGCGGGTATTACTGGTGTCGTTACAATTGCCACGGTCAATAGCCAGACTAACATTGATCTGGACACGGCAGTGACTTTAGCGGATGACACGGCGCTTACGATTGGTGATGAAAAGATCAACTGGACGGCAGGAACCCGTACGTTATTCTGTACGCTTCCGGCTGAAAGAATGGTCTTTAACGATAATGCTGGCGCGACTCAAAACTTAGTTGAACAGGACCCAAACGCATTGGCGTTTGCAATTGCACTGGGGTAAGAAATGGCAAATACATTTAAAACAGTAACAGACACGGCGGTTGGAACAAGCGCAGCCACCATCTACACTTGCCCCGCCAGTACAGCAACGACAGTTATTGGCATGAACGTGGCAAACATCTTGTCTACAGGGATTACTGTGGACATTCAGTTCGTAAACGATGACGGCGATAACGTCTACATTGTTAAGGACGCACCAGTTCCAGTTGGCGGCGCTCTCGTTGCCGTGGGTGGAGATCAAAAGATTGTTGTGAATGAGGCAGACTCGATTACTGTGACAGCCTCACAGGCATCAGCCGCTGACGTTACTCTGTCTGTTCTGGAGATCACCTAATGGCTTTGAGTACCATTAACACAAACCAATTAGGCACTGGTAGCGACACTGACGCTATTGATCTGCCGTCAGGTACAACAGCCCAGCGTCCATCTTCGCCTGTTGCTGGAATGGTTAGGTACAACACGACTGAATCGGCAAACGAACTTTATGATGGGACAAACTGGCGCAATATTGATAGCACTGGTTTACCCTATGCGGTGGAATACCTTGTAGTTGCAGGGGCTGGAGCAGGTGGTAGCGACTTTTACAGTGGCAATCGTGGTTCAGGTGGTGGCGGTGCCGGAGGTTACATTGCTACCTCAACAAACATTAATCAAGGCAACGCTTACAGCGTTGTAGTAGGTGCTGGCGGTGCAGGTAACGGAACCAGCACAACGTCAGGTGTTGGAGGCGGCGTTGGTTCTTCAAGTTCTGCCTTTGGCACTTCGACCTTCGGAGGCGGAGGCGGCGGAAGTCACGGTACAGCCGGAAATAGCGACAGCGCGACTTCTGGCGGGTCAGGTGGCGGTGCAACAAATGGTGAGTCGGGAAAAAGTGGAACAGCCGGACAAGGCAACGCTGGTGGCAATGGTTCTGGTTCTTCAACTTATAATGGCGGTGGAGGAGGCGGTTCTGGCGGCGCAGGTGTTTCTGGGACTGGCTCTAATAATGCTAACGGTGGCGCAGGTTCAACTTGGTTGAATGGAACGACATACGCTGGAGGAGGCGGTGCAGGTTCTAGCCCAGCAGGTTCTGGACAAGCTGGAGGCGGCAATTCAAACGGCAGTGGAGTTGGCGGCGCAGGTGCAGCTAACTCAGGCTCTGGCGGTGGTGGCGGCAGACAAGCAGCCGGTGGCGCAGGTGGTTCAGGTATAGTTATTCTGCGTTACGCAGGCAGCCAAAAAGGCACAGGCGGTACAGTCACCTCATCAGGTGGTTACACATACCATACCTTCACATCATCAGGTACTTATACAGCGTAGGAGCAACAAATGGGACATTTTGCAAAAGTACAAGACGGCATCGTGACCAAAGTCATCGTTGCTGAACCAGAATTTTTTGACACATTCGTGGACGATTCACCGGGTAGCTGGGTACAGACCAGCTACAACACCCGTGGCGGTGTACATGCTTCGGGTGGAACGCCATTGCGTAAGAACTACGCGGGTGTTGGCTTTACCTACGATGTGCAGCGTGATGCGTTTATTCCGCCACAGCCGTTTGCAAGCTGGACGCTGAATGAAACCACCTGTCTGTGGGATTCGCCTGTAGCTTATCCTGACGATGGAAATGTGTATAAGTGGAACGAAGACACAACAAGTTGGGTTGAGGTAGACTAATGGCATACATCGGCAATCCAGTTCAGCAGGCGTTAACCAAGGTAACGAGTCAGAGCTTCAACGGCACTGGTTCGCAGACCGTGTTTACGCTCAACCGCGCCGTTAACACTGGCGAGGAACTGGAGGTATTTGTCGAGAACGTGCAGCAGGAGCCGGGTGTTGGCAAGTCGTATACAGCGACAGGCACGACCCTGACCTTTGACGCAGCACCGCAGTCTGGCACAGGAAACATCTACGTTATTTATCGCGGTATTGCAGAAGTAACGCGCCGCCTAGAGCATGATCCTAATCAGGCACTTGCCGCTACCACTGGTACGTTTAGCGGGGTGGTGTCAGGAACGAGTTTCACAGGCGATGGCTCTGCGCTGACTAACTTACCCTCTAGCGGTCTTAAATCGCAGCAAGTATTTTCTGCAACAGGAACTTGGACAAAACCATCAGGTATTTCATTGGTTAAAGTATATGTAGTTGGTGGCGGCGGTGGCGCACAAAACGTAGCATCCACTCAAGCAGCATCAGGTGGCGGCGGCGGTTTATCAATAGCACTAATTGATGTCTCTAGTATTTCTAGTGCTTCAATAACAATTGGCTCTGGTGGAACTGGCTCAAACAGTAGTGGAACTAGAGGCGGTAATGGCGGTACTTCATCTTTTGGCTCATATGCTTCGGCAACCGGAGGTGAAGGCGGGGTATCAACCATATCCCCTTATGATGGTGGTGAAGGTGGCATTGGTACAACCAGTGTAACATCTCCAGTATTATCTGCTTTGAATACAAGAGGAGACGGAGGGTCACGCACTGGTTCTGTGAATGTTCAACAATCTGGCGGTGGTTCTTTCTTTGGTGGAGGTGGCCCCGGCGCACACGATACAGGTACTACTGTATCACAAGGTCAAGCAGGAACACACGGAGGCGGTGCTGGTATGAGCCAGTACACCACAGTTATATCAGGTGGAAGCGGTCTGGTTGTCATTGAGGAGTACGCATAATGAAAGCACTTATTTATAACAACAAGGTAGTTGAACTTTCTGAGCTAGAGTTTGAAACGTCACCCTCAATGACTTGGATGGATGCTCCAGAAGGGTGCGAAACTGGCTGGATACTGGAAGATAACGCACTTGTTACTTACGATAAACGTACTGATGAACAAAAAGCAGTAGATGCTTTGGAAGATTTAAGGGCATTAAGAGAAACCTTTTTGGCATCTACCGACTGGTGGGTACTTCCAGACCGTACAGCAACCCAAGCACAACTTGATTACCGACAGGCACTTCGTGACATCACAGACACCTACACATCACTCGATGATGTCGTATGGCCTACTAAACCGGAGTAATCCAGATGCCGATTAGTAAAATAGACACAGCTTCTTTAGGCACTGGCAGCAATACAGATGCTATTGATCTGCCATCAGGTACAACAGCCCAACGCCCATCTTCTCCATCTGTCGGAATGATTAGAAACAATACAACTGATGGGACTTTGGAAGCCTATGACGGAAATAATTGGCGAATTGTTAAGTCTTTGTTCAGCGCAACTGGAGGCACTGAAGTAACTTCTGGCGGCTACAAATACCACACCTTTACTTCATCCGGCACGTTTACCGTTTCAAGCGGTAGTGAAACCATAGAATATCTGGT